CTAACGGTTATTTTCAATTTTTCAATAGGGCCAGTGTATCTCACTTTTCTCACGACTGGCGATCGACCGGATTTATGGAAACGTATATTCTTTAACACGTCATAAGGATCTAATGCTTCATCCTCAACTTGCTTCAGAGCTTCTTCAGTGAGCGTCGATAACACCTTTAATTTAGCCTGAGTAGAATAACAGAAATTTCCCATGAGAAGATCTTCATCACTCGTTGGTAATACACCCAAGTTGAAAAGATGTTCCATCTCTACTTCTTTGATTAGCCAGCGCTGCTGCAACATGACGATATACGAATCATAAATTGATCGGACAAGATCCATCGAGTCCCCCCACGAAATTGACATCTTTGCATTCCCTATGCAGGCTAACATATCAGCGAATATGGTGTCACCGTTTAGCGGCTGGATAGCTAGATGCCCGTGTACAAACGTCTGCGTGACCATACCTCGGGGTGTTGCAGCAACGTTGTTGAATTCAGCCAATTTCGGCGATAGAATCGGTTTATCGTCAGAATCCTTCATCATTACGTGTTTTACTAAACCAATTGGCAGATTAATATAATCTGAATGTACGTCTGATGGGTCAAATGTGCTGTTGCGTTTGCATAGTACTGCTCTAGCAGAATCATCTGAAGTTGTGGCTACAGCGGTGGCCTCAATGTCGAGGCATCTTAATTTCTGTATTTTGTCCATTGCACTAGAGAACACTGTATTAATCACGGCACCACCCATCGCTCTCACTCCCTGCATGAAATGTAGATAATTCTTTACAGCTATGGATTCAACTAGTTTCTTGCCGCTGGGAATTACAACTCTAATCCTCTCGTTTATACCATTTATGACCGAAATGTCGGCTCCGTCTGGCAACACCGTATATCTCGAGGTGTCACATCTGAGTATCGAACTGCTGGTTTATAACGAAGGTGACTCTGCGCACTTTGCCAAAGCATGGACTCCTAAACTTATGCCTTCTGGATGCATGTGCCCACAAAAGAAAGACTTGTCTTCGGATCTAGACAAACCTCCCTTGCTCATTATATCAGAAAAGTTATTAACGAAGTCAGAATATTTATTTGGATTCTGCATGTTGTCTATTTCTTCTGCATCGGTGTAAACGCTGAGTAAAGACTCAGATACGAATTGTGCCACTCGCATGTGCGATGTCATTTGCGGGATTTCTCTATTCTTTGACTTGGAGTCTTTTGGGTGTATGGTGTATATATTCCTTATCTTCGATCCATTATTCATGCGTAGCAGCAATACATGTATTCCTTCCGGGTTTCCATATTCTGACAATACGCCCATCAACCCGTCGGCGACTCGCGGCGACTTAATGACTACGCCATCCAACTTATCATGATCTCTGATGTACGTGCAATGGTGGTCAGAGAGCATGCGGGACATGTTCAGCCCGGTTGGATCCTGCCTTTTCCCTATGTCCATGTCTTTTGCTGCTATGCTACTAAAGCCGATAAAGAGTATATGGTTGTAATAGGGTATGCCAGGCATTTTTTCCATAAATGATGCGAATTCGTTTGGACCAACCTCGCTCTTATGCATCGATTCCATGAATCTAACCTGCTCTTCATAGCAGTTCGCAAGTATTTCTCGATGGATCTGTTCCTCTCTGATGCCTTCAGCCAGCTTCTTAAAGCAGTCGGTTTCATGGTCTCCCTTGCGTATGTGCCACATGTGCGCTAATGGTAAGTCCTTTTCTATGGCAACGAATCTAAAGGGCATTCCGAAAAATGGGGTTAAATTCTTATCCAGTCTATCAGTATTTTCACAGAAATCTTTCATCATCAGAAGCACGTAGTAATCAGCAAAAGTTATGGGCCTAAATACCTTCGAACACGCCTTTGTTATCATTTTCTCGAGGTCACCTGACCTGGATAATGCACATAACGTAAAGAATCGGAAATCCCCGGCAAGTGCAGATGTCTGCCAAGTTGACCATTTGCACGTCGCCGACATCTTCATGATTTGTTGCACGACATACTTTCTCTCGGCACTCTTCGTGTAAGCCATGACTGAACAAACTGTTGCGAATATTCGATAAGGCAATATCTTTGCGAATGCTATGTCCGACAATGATATCTTGAAGTTGGGGCTCCTCCATATATCTAATTCTTTATCCAAACAGGTCCAAATACCGCAGCTCTCTGCTGGCTTTTGCCTCTGGTAATACGACACATAATACGTCAAGGAATTCGATCTTAGTAAACTCCAAGTTATTCCGCAATTGCTATGTCGCGAATAGAAACAACCCCTTCTCCCGTTAATCTTTGATAATAACTCTGATTCGACATATATACTCTGGAATATGGAGTATCTTAAACACAACTCAAAGATGTATTTTGTCGTTCGCGTAGAACCGATCATCGGATTGGGCACTGCATAAAGAGGGCTCGCCAGTAGAACATCATTAGGATTCTCATGAGGGTCCCAAGTGTGGAAGTGCGACGGTGGCTCGGTTATGCCCAGCCATATGGATGTTTGGAAGGTAGTCATGTCATAATCATCAATGGTTGGTCCGGCTAGGACTCGGAAAGGGGCGGGAACGCGGTTGTTCGGACACTTCTTACAGCCTCTTGCAATCGCATCTAAAACGGGTTGTACCGTTGGCAACTTAAAGCTCGGTCTACTAAGGTCTGGGTTAATCGAAGTGACGTAATGAGTTACCATCTTTTCGATATACGGCAACGATCTGGGGCTCAACGTCGCTGTCAATTCATGTAGTCTTGCAAAATGCTTCGAGTACGGTGAGTCGCCCTGGTCGAATGCCCCACCAACGAAGAAATCTGTGCGCCCGCAGTCCTCAGCCAGCGACGCTTCGATCAGGTCAACGACATCCGGGTCGTCGTCGACGTACAGCTCTAGCAAAGCGTACTTGTTCCATAC